ATCAATAGGTTTATTCCTATTACATTATATAACATTTAGGTTGGAGACACTGTAATGCCATGGAAGAGACAAAGAATTGGTTTGGCCGTAATTAACTGTATGTATTTCTTGACCAAAAGATAGAACTATATCAGTTTTCCTAATTAACTTTAACTTACATTTATTAACCAACACTTACATTATTATGAAATCTTACTTTCATTTAAAACGATTGACAGCCGTTTACCAAATACTGTCGTTTATTTCTTTTGTTCCTATGCTTATATCTATGGTTTTTATCATAGAAGGTAAAGCTTTTACATTAGAAACTACATTAACTTTAATCATATCTATCATAGCAATGATTGGATTTACTATGCGTCATGATATGTATCAGAAGAAGTTAAGGAACTTTGATTACAAACATTATCTTGATAAAAAATACGGTGATGAATAGTAACTACACACTTAAGAATTTAACAGCACTAGTTGTGCTGTTTGTTCTTGCGGTGTCACTAACATCGTGCGACAAAAGAGAAGATGAGTATAATCTTATGATGTCAACAGCTACTGTTGCTATTATGGAAGATAACTCTTACACTTCAACTATTACATACAGTTGTGGAGATAACCCTGGCACACACATTATAGAGAATGTAAACTTTGGTGTAGCTTATGTGGTTAACCTAGCTCGTATACCATTTATCAATGATATAAATGACGAGTTTGAGTTTTACGCTATGAAAGATGGTGTAAAATATAAATGTGATGATGTACTACAACGCTTAGTGCCACCACATGGACTTGATATTATTAATGTTCTTGTTGATGATCAAATACCATACAATAAGAAGATTAGTGTATATGTATTAGAAGAATACATAAATGAATATGAATACTTTATACAAAAAGGTTCTGATGTAGTGCAACTACAGATGGACTGGGTATATTAAATACTAAATCTCGTCGGGCTTTCCCTAACCAACTGACTATGCTTTACGCTAAAGGTTGGACGAGATATACTAGTGCGACAACAGAGGTAAAACAAAAACTATGTGAAGAGTTGTCCGAGAATTCACACACTAATTTTTAAATAAAGAGAGTTGGCTAGTGCACTAGTCACCAGGATAGTTCAAACTGCTAATCAAAACTACAGAGATATGAAACTGGACTCTGTACTCTCTTTTATATTTTTGTGCTAACCACATTTACTAATCATTTAATACATTTATTACCATGCACTACGTAGTTACCTACACCGCAAACAGTTGTGATGAACACGATTGTGACCCAATCTATCACACGCACAAATTTACTAGAACTTTTAAGGTTGAGATAGATGCCTTACATTTTCTAGGTGAATGCACAAGTATTCACAAAGATCTTCACGCAATAGAAGGTTCAGTCGAGACTGAAGAAACAGAGACACTGAAATCATTTGTTGACGACGAAGGAACAATTATCTATTATTATTAATCATTATTAACATTTTAATCATGGCAAATTTATTGCACAGTGGTGACCTTAACACTCTAAAACTAGGTCAAACATTACTTACGAGATTCAGAAAGATTGAAGGTGGCTTTGTCCAAATGGAATTGGCAGAAGTCAAAGAAGGATCTCGCGGCTTGTCTGCCGCGTTTGTATTTAATCAATCTGATAACAGATTTAGTAGAAACTCTGCACGTAGAGCGTGGCAACCAGCTACACCTGCGGATGTTCAGAGTGCACTTGGTATCTCAGTTGGAGATGACCAAGCTTGGGAAATGGATGAGATGGGTAATGAAATACTTACCGTGAATATCCTTAATCCTGTTGCTTCTTTTGAAGGACAAGATTATCCATTGAGAGTTCAGATAGTAGAAACTACTGAGCCAACTGACTGGCAAAGAGCTAACATCAATACTGCTGCAAAGCGTAAAGGTAGAGATGGAGAATTTATCTTACATGATGGAGAGTATATCTTTACTCGTTCTAGCATTGTATTCAACGAACCTGTAGATGTATACCTTGAAGCTGATACAGCACCTGTTACTAAAGCAGTAATAGAAAAGGTAGACACAGCTACTGGAGAGATACTTTCTTAGTATAAATAAAATGGGTATATCACTTGTGTGGTATACTCATTTTTACTATATTTGCTTAAATTTATAAAGAATATTTATACATTATTATCTAAATCATTGAAAATGAATACATTAATTAAAAACGCAG